TGGCTCTCAATACGCGCTGCGTCTGTCGCCGCTTGCTGCTGCATTTTCGCTGCGTTCATCATAACGTCCGCCTCGTCCATCTGAGCTTTACGCTGCTCTGATTGCTGCTTGAGCGCAAGCTCCTGCATACGGATTTGCACCAATGGATCTGACATCGGATCCTGACCCTGCGGTGTGATCTCCGCAAGTGTCTGCTGCATGATTTGCATTTCCTGCAAGGCAACTAACTTTTCTACCTCGGCAGGGTTCTGCATCTCTTGCTGCACTTCCATGATCTTCTGCTGCGCTGCTTGCGGATCTACCGCGCCCATCTGAGCGTTTAGCTGCACCTGACTAATCAAACCTTGGATCTCAGCCATAACCAACTGACGTGCCTTCATAGCAATGTGCTCCTGTAAGTGAGCATAAAACGTACCCATAACCTGTGGTGAAGTCGTGACCAAAGGCGTCTTCATAAACATGACGTGGATTTTAATGTGCGCGTCATGGTCCTGATCAGGGAACGCTTGCAACAATGATCCCATCAAACCTTTGGCATTCTCCAAGGCAGGATCTGTTGGCTGTGGCTCTGGCGGCGGTGGGAGAATCTCGTCAATGTTCTGAACCTCAAGGGCCTGATACATCCGTCGATACGCCGCATGCAAGTTGTGCATCTGGGGATTGGACTGTGCTAACTGCAACTGAGTTTGAGCTAACGTCACCCTTTGTGCCATGGAGAATATGTTTGGATCGCTAACGGGAATGATGTCCACACGCGCATCAAAGTCTTCAGCCTTGATCGTCTGCTCCGCACCTGCAACCTGATATGGATACTCAGGCGGTAGGTTCTCAGCAATAATCCGAGCTAGAATACGAAACTCTGTTTTCTGTGCGTAATGTAACCGCTTGTGAATAGCAGACATCACCTTCATGCCACGTTCCAACATCGCCATGGTTGTACCCACAGGCGTCTCTTGGTTCATGTTGCTAACCTGCTGGTCAGCCAATGACACAAAGCGTCTGCCACCCTCGATCAACGCACCTAGCAATTGTGCTAGTGTAGCTGATGGCTCCTTGTATGGCAGCGGTATAATCGAATCTCTGATGTTTCCACCAGGTGCATCGATGTCTCTCCACTCACCTGGCTGCAACGGCTCGTCGTCATTTCGTACTCGAACGCCACGCGCCTTGAAACCCGCTGGCAAGTTCGCCAACGTACCTGCATCAATCAACTGACGCAGAATGCTGGTCGCCGCACGACCCAACCCACCAATCATGTGGATCAAACCGAAGCCATAAAAACCAAGACCAGGCATAAACCTGTAGTGCACAAAGTATTGCTGCTTCTTAGCTAGTTCGCTGCCCTCTTCAAAGTTTCGACGAATACCAAGGATCTCTCCTGATGCCTCGTCAATCGTTACGATATACGGAAGCTGAATACCCGTAGGCTCTCCGTCAGGAGACATGTCCTCGAAACCCTCGATGTCCAAGTCCACATGCATTTCCAAGATCGTATATACGTCATCCGCATACGTCTTGCTCGTGCCTTGTAACTCATCAACCTTCTGACGAACCTCGTCTGGACCCTGATCACTCGTAAGCAACTCCACGTCACGGTAGAAACCCGCGACCTGCATCTTGCGAACCTGATTGTAATCCATCCGTAGAACATGCGTAACCCGAGGGGCTGTCTGCAAATCACTTGAGTGGTATGGCACAACCAAGTCTTGAGCAGGAACAAACTTAGACACAGGCCGCTGTTTAGCCTCATCGTAGTAAACTTTCTTAAATGTAGAACCTGATAGGGGTAAATAGAACAGCAACTGATCCATATCTGGGTCGAACTCTTCCATCACTTCCATGATTTGGTAGTTCATAAAATTCTTTACGCGCTGGGCTTGAGCCTCCCGCGCTTGATCCTGCAATCCAAGGATCTGTGTTTGTACTGGACCACCCGCTGGCAAGAGTTCCTTGTACGCTTGCGCTTGGAACTGTGTGACGCTCTCAGCTATCAGAGGGTGTGTCACCCCACTGGCACCCTGAAACGGCTCTGTACGGTCCTCATATTTAATCCCAAGCTGGTCTAGACCCTTGGTGTATCCCTCTTCCCACTCAGAACGCGACTCTTGGTCTTCTTCGTATGCCGCTCGTAACTCGCTCGACAACTCACCAAGATACCCTTCGTCCAAAAACTCCGCCAAGTTTGCGTTGTGCTCCATCGGAGCTTCCGCCTCTGCTTGTTGGATCATGTCCGCCAAAGCCTGTACTACAGCCGTGCCGTCCTCTTGAGGGATAACTTCTGCGCCCCCTGCAAAGTCTTCCACTTCTGGAACAGATACATCAACAGCGGGTAGGTTTTCATCCATCCCGCCTTGCATTTGTCCCCCGTCTACTAACGTGCCCATCGGGCGGGGTGGAATAGCCATCAGTAATACTCCCGTCTAGTGGGAACAAAATCGTCCCCGACGTTCTCGTTTTCCAAGGCTATAAAGCCTCCTTGGCGAAAACGCATCAATGCTAGTGTCATACTATCACAAAAATCGTCATAGTCACCATTAGGAAATGAAACAACTTCTTCAATCACTTCATCCGCGAATTTCTTGTCCGTTGGTGCCCACACTACCTCCGCCTCAAATAGCGGTGCTACCATGTGCATCCTCGTTATTTTATCCCGCCCTTTACCAGGCGAGAAGCCCAATGCAGGAATACCGCGCAGCCGCAACTCGTCAATGAGTGGTGTACCCGTCGCTTTCGCTTCGACCAACACCATGTCTGGCTCCCAGTATTCGTGTTCTTCATACGCTATCTCCTTGAGTTCAGGGAAGTTCCAACGCCCTCGTCGAGCGTCCATCAAGATAATATTGTCCGCGCCGCCCTCTTCTGGCTCGAAGATGCCCCACGTTGTGATAGCTGAATAGTCCGCCGTCTCTTTTTTCGAGAACGCGGTGTCGTATGCTTGAAGAATGTATTTAACTGGAGGGATCTTATCCTCTTCCCACGCTTGCCACCAGTCCCGTTTGATGATCGCACTCTCAGATGAGGTGGGCTGCTGTTGCCACTGCGCGTTCCATTTGCCAACAGGCAGTGACGCCTTGATGGACAAAAGCGCGTCCTTGTCCCAAAACTCAGGCCATAACGGCTTGTCCGAAGGCATGATCGCAGGAAACTCCACGACCTCCCACTGATCCGCCATAACATCCCCGCCTTGGTTTGCAATCAATCGGCCCGTCAAATCCTTCTTACCCCAACGGGTCATAACAAGAATAATCGCACCACCTGGCTGCAAACGCTGTCGAGGACCTGATGTGTACCACTCATACGCGTGGTCAAACGCCGTCTCGCTTAACGCATCCTGTTCCGAATGAGGGTCGTCAATGATAAACAAGTCCGCACCACGCCCCGTAACAGCCGCTCCAACACCCGCAGCAAAGTATTCACCGCCTCGGTCAGTCTGCCATTTACCCGCACCTTTGTTGTCCTCCTTCAAATTCGTATCAGGAAACACTTCCTTGTACGCAGGATCGTCAATCAAATCCCGCACCTTACGTCCAAACCGTACCGCAAGCTCCGTATTGTGTGTAGCTTGAATAATCTTGAGCTTTGGATTGCGCCCCAAAAACCATGCTGGCATTAGGAACGATGCAAACTCAGACTTGGAGTGCCGAGGCGGCATGTTAATAATCAACCGCTTGAGTTCCCCTCGAGCTACACGCTCCAGCTTCTCAGCAATAATCCTGTGATGCCGACCCTCAATAAAGTTTTCATACACATGATGAGCAAAGGGCATAAAGTAATTCTGGGCTTCCTCTCTGAGGTCCAGCTTTTTCTTCGCTTCCGTTAGCGCAAGGATCTCCTTTAATGCTTCCTCTGGAAGTGCCTGTAAGTTCATTATCTAAACCTATATGCCTTTGCCGTCGCCGCTGGAGATGGTGTGCGTGGACGATAGTAAGCCCCACCCGTTGGACGCATTCTGCCAACTTTCGGTGTGTCGTCACCAACCTTCTGACAACGCCACTCGCCGTTAATCTGAACCGCCTCAAACCCTTCTGGGCATTCAAACGGTGCTTCCTCTGCGGTGTCGTCATCGTCATCATCGTCGTCAACCGTAGGTGCGCCAACTTCAACCTCGACCTCTTCCTCTTGAGCAGGGCCACCTGGTCCACTCGGATCATCCGCTGGCGGCTCATCCACCTCAACCACAACTTCGTCCTCATCACGAGGTGCCGTATCCGTTGACCGAACGGCCCTGATCGTCTCAGGTGTCGTAGTGGTAGGTGCTCTTGTCGTTGTGTCCGTTGTAGACGGTGTGGTTGTGCTTGTATCCACAGGCACATCAACCACCGCAGCCACGTCTCGAGAACCAACCGTACCCTCAATCGTTTCACCAACAGGCGTTTCAACTTCCGTTGATACCTCGCTGTCCGTTGGAGAAATAACTTCGCCGTCAAATACAAACTCCGTAGCTTCAGCCGCTCCTTGCTGTCCCGCAGCCAAGGCCGTGCCTCCCGCCGCAGGTGCCGCCACGTCAACCGTAGCCGCAACATCAACCTCGGTGCTCGGTCCAGTGGCCTCAGATTGCTCAATACCCATGGCATTCTCTGCAATGTTCGCCACATCCTGCATCGACAGGTTGTTGTCTTCAGCCACTTTACGCGCCGTTTCAGCCGATAATGCGCCCGTTTGGGCCACTTCTAGGCCAATTATGCCCTCTGGAGTGGTGTTCTGCTGTGCCGCCGCAACCGCTGCATCTAACGATCCAATACCCGCAGGAAGGTCCGTAGGCTGGTTAATACGGCTAATATCCACGTCAGATAACGATGGAGCCGCTGGTTCAGGGACAATCGCAGGGGTTAAATCCACGTTCGGTAGCGTTTCCATGCCCGATGGCTGCTGAAGTTGGTTGATTCTACCCACATCAACGTCTGGAAGCGTACGTCCCATGGCCTCTTCCGCCGCAGCTTGGTTGTCTGATGCAATCTGATTGACAATTTTAGACGATACTTCCGCACGACTGTCGCCCACATTCACATCTGCGCCCTCATTTCGAGCCGCTTCGATCAATGCAATGCTTGCAGGACCCTGTGACGCCTGATCCGCCGTCGTATTCGTGTCCGTCGTGATAATATCTATCTCATTCTGCAAGATTTCCGCCGCCGTCAGCCCCTCTGGAGCCTGTGACATCACTTCAGGTGGCGTTGGCTGCGCTTGTTCTACTGTCGGTTGTGCATCCACGTTAGATGGCGCAGGTAACTGCGCTACAGTGCCCGTATCAGGCCGTCGGAACGCGCCTCCCGTGCCCAAAGCCTCGATACCAGAAGGCGGACCTTGGTTCGGAGCCTGTGGTTGCGCGGGTGCAGGAGCCTGAACCACCACATCCGTACCAGGAATGTTAATAACACTAGGCATTTGTTCTGCACTTGGGGCTACAGGCTGCGTAGGTTGTACGTTAGTTGCAACATTTGTGCCCATCGCCGCGTCAGCGTCCGCCTGAGTAGACGGAACAAGCGACTGACCACTAATAACCGACGCTGCGGGAGCAACAGGAGCAGTAGGACCATCCGTCATGGCATTCGGACCCGCGCCCCCTGCCTGATTTGGACCACGGCCCGACGTTGCAACCGATGATGTGCCCGAAGCAACCGCACCAATTGTCGCCGCTTCTGGGTCAAACACAAACTGATTGTCCAAACCAGTCACCGAAGATGCCGATGTCTGCGCGATATTCGGTTCAAACACACCTTCCTGAACACCTTCCTCCGCCGCGCTAATACCCATGCGCTGCAATAGGTTCTGTCCAAGGCGACCAGGTAACAAATTAGATACCGTACCAATCAATGCCGCAGGAATTGTATTAGTTCGACGGGCTTCGCCCTTCATCGCCTCAATCTCTATCTCAGACAACCCCGACAATGATCCGTCCTGAACCGCCTGATCAATAACCTGATCCGAAGACAACCCTACATCACCAACAGTCAAGCCACCCGCAATTATCGGATTTGTTATCGCAGCCGCCGCAGAAGGCAAGGTCCGAACCGTTTTCGCACCCAAGGCACTAAAGTCTACGAAACCATCTTCAGGGAACACAGGATTGGTAAGGTTGGCCTGATCTTCCGCCGACAATGTAGAAAACTGCCTGTCAATTAAATCTTGATCATACGGTAATTGAGCATCCGCGTAATTCGTCAAGAAATTTGGCTGCGCCTGAAACGTCCCGTCGTCCTGAAGC